ATGCAATCTTGGATGTCTTTTCTGAGAAATAAAATAGATAAAGACAAATTAGTTCTAAAAACATCTTGACATTTGTTGTTAGAACGTATATACTGTATAAGTAAAGTGAGAAAACAAAGTCAAAGGAGACAATATTATGGCACACGAATTAGAAATTGTAAACGGAAACGCACAAATGGCATACGTTGGTGATGTTCCGTGGCATGGACTTGGTACGAAAGTTCCAGCAGACCTTACACCAGACCAGTTTATGGTTAAAGCAGGTCTTGATTGGACTGTTGAAAAAGAAGATATCCTTACTAAAAGTGGTATCAAAGTGAAGAACAAACAAGCACTTGTAAGGTCAAGTGATGGTTCTATCCTTGACGTTGTAGGTAACGGTTGGAATCCTGTTCAGAACGCAGAGGCATTTAATTTCTTTGAGGAGTATGTAACTGCTGGTGATATGGAAATGCACACTGCTGGTTCTCTTAAAGATGGTCAGATGGTATGGGCTCTCGCAAAAACAAAAGATTCGTTTGAGTTGTTCAACGGTGACGTAACCGATAACTACTTTCTGTTTACCAATCCACATCAGTTTGGTAAGGCAATTAATATCAGAATGACACCGATTAGAGTTGTTTGTAACAATACTCTTACTTTGTCTCTGTCACAAAACAGTGACCAGATGTTGACTGTAAATCACAGAAAAGCATTTGATGCTGCTGAAGTTAAAGAACAGATGGGTATCGCAAGAGAGAAACTTGACCAGTACAAGACAATGGCAGAGTTTCTTGGTTCAAAAAGTTATACCTCAGAGAACATCATTCAGTACTTCAATGAAGTATTTGGTACGCCTGCAAAAGAGAAAGTGGATAATGTTATTCCTTTCACTTCCAGAAATGCAAAACTTGCTATGGAGAACTTGCAGACACAGCCTGGTGCTAACTATGCAGAAGGTTCTTTCTGGCAGGCATTCAACACAGTCACTTATATGACTGACCATCTACAGGGTAGAGAGGGTGACTCAAGAATGGTTTCCTCTTGGTACGGTAGAAACAGAAAAGTTAAGTTGAACGCACTTAACAAGGCACTTGAGTACGCAGAAGTTGCCTAAAAAAGAATTTGTGTGGGGGTTGAAATTTAGTTTTTAATCCCCATATAAATATAGGAGTAGATGCCATTATGGGTCTACATCTATTAATCTTGCTTAATAAAGGAGATAAAAATGACTAATTTAAGCACATTTAGAAACGCCCTTCAGGCGTTTGATTATAATCATATGACACCCTATGCCGTAGGCTTTGATAGAACATTCGACAGACTGTTCGACTATGTAACCCATCAGGCAGAATCAACAGGGTATCCACCTTACAACATCGAAAAGACAGATGAGTACAATTACACAATTGAAATGGCACTTGCTGGATTCGGTAAGAAGGATATCGAAATTGAATTCGCAGAGGGTCTTCTCAGTGTAAAATCAGTAAAAGAGAAAGAGGAAAAGGAAACTCTTTACAAAGGTATCTCACAGAGAAACTTCACTAGGAAGTTTACCCTTGCAGATGATATTGTTGTAAATGGTGCAAAACTTGATAATGGTATGCTGACTATTGATTTAGAAAGAATCGTACCAGAAGAGAAAAAACCTCAGTTGATTACAGTCAAATAAGTTATTTTGGGAAACCTCTTGACAAAGGGGTTTCCCTTTGATATTATGTCTTTAATTAATATAGGATGAATCTAGTGAAAAATATTGACTACAAATATTCAGAAGATGCGATTTTGAACGAAATGAAAGAGTACATTGATAGTACTTACAATTCGCATTACTCACACAACAAATTTCAAGCAACAGAATTTATCATGGACAGTGGACATGGTGAAGGTTTCTGTATTGGGAATATTTTAAAGTATTCACAACGATACGGAAAAAAGGATGGCAAGAACAGAAAAGACTTGCTAAAAGTGATACATTATGGTATAATGGCACTACACAATCACGATAACACGGAGAATAATTAAATGAAACTTAGTAATGATACGAAGGAAGTATTGAAGAATTATGCAACTATCAATGCAAACCTTCTTGTGAGTCCAGGCAACAAGATTGCAACAATGTCTCAAATGAAGAACATTGTGTCAACTGCAACGGTGTCGGACGCATTTGATACAGACTTTGCAATCTATGACTTGAATGAGTTCTTGTCTGCATTGTCTCTTTTTAATGACCCAGAACTTACATTCAATGAACAGAGTGTTAGAATTGCACAAGGTAGTCAAGACTTGACTTACTTCTATTCTGACCCATCTGTGGTAACTACACCAAAGACAGAAATTACTATGCCTTCTGTTGATGCGTCTTTTACTTTAACAAAAGATACATTTAATCAAGTTCTCAAGGCTGCCGCAGTTCTTGGTGTGCCTGATATGGTTCTTGATATTGGTGAAGATAGTATTATGGACTTACGAGTAAGTGACCGTAAGAATGATACCTCAAACAGTTTCAGTATTGAGGTTGGCGCAGAAAGTCCAGCAAAAGGTAAGAAGTTCTATTTCAAGGTAGAAAATCTAAAACTCTTATCTGGTGATTATGAAGTAGAAGTATCTGAAAAAGGTATCTCTCGTTTCAAAAACGTCAATAAGGATGTTGAATATTATATTGCACTAGAGACTGTGTAATATGAATAATATATTATGGGTAGAGAAGTATCGTCCTGTCACGATTGAGGACTGTATACTTCCAAGTGAACTTAAGCAAACCTTTCAACAGTTTGTAGAAAATGAAGAGATTCCAAATCTGTTACTTACTGGCACTGCCGGTGTTGGTAAGACTACAGTTGCAAAAGCAATGTTGGAACAGATTGGTTGTACCTACATGATGATAAACGGTTCAGAAGAATCTGGTATCGACACACTACGAACTAAAATTAAAAACTTTGCGAGTACTGTTTCTATGGATGGTAAACGCAAGTACGTTATTCTGGATGAGGCAGATTATCTAAATCCACAATCCACACAACCAGCTTTGCGTGGTTTTATTGAGGAGTTTAGTAGAAACTGTGGTTTCATTCTGACTTGTAATTTCAGAAATCGTATCATTGAACCTTTGCACAGTCGTTGTTCTACAGTGGAGTTTCGTATTCCAAATGCAGAGAAACCACAACTTGCAATGGGTTTTATGAAACGTGTACAGTACATTTTGGAGAATGAGAATGTTAAATCGGATGAAAGAGTTGTGGCAGAACTTATCAACAAATTTTTCCCAGATTGGAGAAGATGTCTCAACGAACTACAAAGATACTCTGCAACAGGTAGTATTGATGCTGGAATCCTCGTCAATTTATCAGACACTAGTATCAAAGAGCTCGTATCATTTATCAAGGATAAAGACTTCAAGAGTTGTAGAGAGTGGGTTGTTCATAATCTGGACAATGACCCTCATAGGATTTATCGTAGGATTTATGATAGTCTATCTGGTAATGTATCTGACGGCGCTATTCCTCACTGTGTTCTCATACTTGGGGATTATTCTTATAAGTCTGCCTTTGTCGCAGACCAAGAAATTAATCTCTTGGCTTGTCTCACAGAGATGATGACATCGGTGCAGTTCAAATGAGTTATGAACTGAAGGAATACATTAAAACTATCAATAAGACAAAAGAAAACCTCATGGAAGGGGAAGATGAAATGTGGGAAAAGAAGTATCCTGCTTTCATCGTCAACAAATGTCTTGCACCGACAGGTATGCAAGAGTGTCTAATTGTAAATGAGATGAATCGTTTACACCACCTAGACAATAAACTGCAATATGACTTTTTACTAAATAGTCTAAGGAGTATGAATAGATATGCTCCTTGGATGAAGGCGAAGAAGTCTAAGAACTTAGAGTATGTAAAAGAATATTTCGGTTACAGTAACGAGAAGGCAAAGTCTGCTCTAGATGTTTTAGATGATGAACAAATCGCCATGATAAAAAGTAAATTGAATAAAGGTGGAAGAAAATGAATGACGCATCGTGGAGTCCAGAGGAGATGTTGGAAGTACGTCTGAACGAACCAGACGATTTCCTCAAGGTTAGAGAAACTTTATCTCGCATTGGAGTTGCTTCTCGCAAAGATAAAACACTCTTCCAATCTTGCCATATTTTGCACAAGCAAGGTAAATATTACATCGTACATTTCAAAGAATTATTTGCACTAGACGGTAAAGATACCAACCTGTCTGAAAACGATATTGCAAGAAGGAATACTATAGCTAATCTGTTAGCAGATTGGGGATTAGTAGATGTTGTGGGAACAACTAAGATTGAGGCAGCACCATTGTCTCAAATAAAAGTAATTAGTTTCAAGGAAAAGAATGAATGGAAACTTGAAACAAAATACAATATAGGAAAAAAGAGAGAAGGTGATTAATTATGAAACCAGGCGAATATATCATGGAGGCTGCAAGAAAACAAGCAGAAGGTGAAGTTGCAGTACATCTCGCAAATATTAAAGTATACCAAACAATGCCTGCTGGTATTGGAGAACACTCAGATGTTACAGAAGCAGTTATAGCAGAACTAGATAAACTTGCTGCAGCCGATGACAGACTAGAAATGATTAATAAGTATTTTAGTGAAGAACAAAAGAATCTTTTCTCTTGACAATAACCTACAAGGGTGATATAACTATATTATGAGATTTTACACTAATGTTGTCCAGTGGGGCAATCAAATCCTTGTACGAGAATACAAGAACGGTGAGAGACTTAATCACAAAGTTAAGTACTCACCTACTTTGTATGTTCCTGTTCAGAAAGAAACTGGATGGAAGACTCTTGATGGTAAAAATGTCATGGCATACAAACATGACACTATCAAGGGTGCAAAAGAATTTATTTCACAATATCAAAACCAACCGCATCTAGTCTTTGGATTGGATAGGTTTGCGTATACATATCTTGCTGATACCTATCCAGATAAAGTTGAATGGGATAGTGATAAAATACTTGTGTGTACCATCGACATCGAAACACAATGTGAAAATGGTTTCCCAGACCCAGAGAAAGCAGAAGAAGAGATGCTTTCTATCACAATCAAAAATCAATCAACAAAGAAAATTGTAGTATGGGGTATCGGTGAATATCATACCGACAGACAAGATGTAACATATATCAACTGTTCCAATGAGAATGAACTACTTGCAGAGTTTATGAACTTTTGGGTTAAACATTATCCAGATGTAATCACTGGTTGGAACACAGAGTTTTTTGATATGCCGTTCCTTATCAATCGTGTAACCAAAGTTCTTGGTGAAGCACGAGCAAAAGAGTTTTCTCCTTGGGGTATCGTAAACTCTCGTTCTGTTTACAATCATGGTAGACAGCAACAGACCTATGATATTGGTGGAGTTGCAAATCTAGATTATCTTGCATTGTATCATAAGTTTACATATTCCAGACAAGAATCATATCGACTTGACCACATTGCTTTTGTAGAGTTGGGTGAGAAGAAAAACGAAAATCCATACGATACTTTTAAAGATTGGTATACAAAAGACTATCAATCATTTGTTGACTATAATATAGTTGACGTTGAACTTGTTGACCGTCTTGAGGATAAGTTAGGAATGTTGCAACTTCTATTCACTATGGCCTATGAGGCAAAGGTGAACTATGAAGATATCTTTGGTACAGTTAAGTATTGGGATGTGATGATACACAACTTCCTCAAGAAGAAAAAGATTGTTGTACCACAAAAGTCTCACTCATCAAAGTCTGACAAGTATGAAGGTGCATATGTAAAAGACCCACAGGTTGGTCAACATAAATGGGTTATGTCTTTTGACTTGAACTCACTGTATCCACATCTTATCATGCAGTATAATATGTCACCAGAAACACTTGTTACTGGCGACTATATGAAACTATCTGTTGATACGATGCTGGGTGAAACACCAATTGATATTCCAGACAGGTGTACTATTACACCAAATGGTGCATTGTATCGAACTGATAAAAGAGGTTTCTTATCGGAGATGATGCAAGAGATTTATGATGACCGTACTATTTTCAAACGTAAAATGCTTGATGCAAAACAAAACTATGAAGATACAAAAGACCCCAAGTATCTAAAGTTTATTAGTCGTTATAATAACATCCAGATGGCAAGAAAGATTTCACTGAACTCTGCTTATGGTGCGATTGGTAATCAGTACTTTAGATATTATGACCTTGCGATTGCAGAGGGTATCACAACTGCTGGTCAGTTGTCTATTCGTTGGATTGAAAAAAAGATGAATCAGTACTTGAACAAATTGCTAAATACTGATATGGATTATGTTATTGCATCAGACACAGATTCAATCTACGTTACATTTGATGCGTTGATTGAAAAGGTAAAACCAAATGATGTTGTTGGTTTCCTTGACACAATTGCAAAAGAAAAGATAGAACCGTTTATTGACAAATCATACAAGGAACTTGCAGATTACGTTCATGCCTATGACCAGAAGATGTTTATGAAACGTGAGGTGATTGCAGATAAAGGCATCTGGACTGCCAAGAAAAGATATATTCTTAATGCGTGGGATGTTGAAGGTGTTCGATATAAAGAACCATCTCTCAAGATTATGGGTATTGAAGCAGTCAAGTCAAGTACGCCTGCACCATGTCGTGAGAAGATTAAAGAAGCACTGAAGATTATCATGTCTGGTGATGAAAAGGAACTAAACAAATTTATTCAAAACTTTCGTAATGAATTTATTAATTTGCCCGTAGAAGATATTGCGTTTCCTCGTTCTGTTAACGGACTAAAGAAGTTTCGTGACAGTGCATCTATCTATCGCAAAGGCACACCAATGCACATCAAGGGTGGATTGATTTATAATCACATGATTAATGAAAAGGTATTAACACACAAGTACCCTGCCATACAAGAGGGTGATAAGATAAAATTTATTCAGTTGAGACAACCAAATATCTTTGGTGCAAATGTAATCTCGTTCATTACGAAAGTTCCAAAAGAACTTGACATTCACAAGTATATCGACTATGATACACAATATGAAAAGGCATTTGTAGAACCACTAACATTTATTACTGATAATATTGGATGGACAATTGATAGGTCATATGGAACACAAACAACACTAGAGGATTTCTTTTCGTGATATTAGATAGGCAAGATGCGTTTGATGTTGCACATAAGTTGATTATGTACTTCAAAGATTTCAAAAGGATTGATGATTACTTTCGTTCTCGTAAGATTGAACGTGTAAAAGATATTCCTACACCATTGCCTGGCTTTGGTCTAGAAGATGATATGTTTCAAAAATATGATATGCACCCAGAAGATATGAACTTCAAAGTTGTGCAGATGCAAGGTAAGACCTTTGATGCAATGTTAGAAAAGGTTGCATCGTTTAGTCCAGATGAAAATCCAGGCAAGACTTTAAAACTTGTTGTTATGGAAACAACTACTGATACGGTAGTTGGATTTATTCGTTTTGGTTCACCACTGATTAACTCTAAACCAAGAAACGATTACTTGGGTGGCATTCCAGATTTAGATATCTTTAACAAACGTGCAATCATGGGATTTAATATTGTTCCTGTACAACCATTTGGTTACAACTATCTTGGTGGCAAACTTCTTGCTGCTATCTGTTGTTCTCATGACAGTCGTAGAATGTTGAATAAAAAATATGAAACTGAGTTCTGTCTTTTTGAAACCACATCTTTATATGGTAACATTAAGGGTGCGTCAATGTATGATGGTATGCGTCCTTTTTTGAGATATAAAGGTGATACACAATCTAAGTTCCTATTGACACTTGGTGAGGAAATGTATCCAGAACTTAAAAATTGGTTTGAAGAGAGAAACAATGGTGAACCTCTTATTCACAAGAATGCCTCATCACGAAAACTAAAGTATCAAACTAAGATGGTTGGTATTATCAAACAGAATCTAAAAGAATATAATGAAGAGGCATACGATATCTTTTGTAAAAAGATGGAAGATGCAAGTGGTGTTACCACACAGAAAAGATTCTATATGTCAGAGTATGGTTATGCAAATGCAAAGGATGTATTACTAGGTAAGACAGATAAACTTATTAAGGCAGAAAATTTTGACAGGTTTGAATTAGAAAATGTAATTACATGGTGGAAGAAACTTGCTACTAAAAGATACAATAAGATGATTGCAGAAGGAAAGGTTCGTAAAGAACTAGAAGTCTGGAATCAAGACACAATGGATAAGATTGATATTATACGATGAACATTACAATTGCACGATTACGGTCTAACGTAAAATACAATGGCCCACTAGAAACAGTGTTGGATAGTTTCTTTGAGAACTATGTAAAGTGGATGCGGGCAAATCCACAACACAAATATGACACATACAACGTATCATTTAACCAGAATAGACCAGTACGAACACCAGAAACTATTGATTGGGCAGACGTAATTGTAATACCATCAGATTCAGAATTTAGATATCATGGTGAACTGCAAATGAATCCAAAAGACCTTGCAAAGTCTGAAAGTCATATCGAAAAGATTGCACCATTCTTTGAAGGCAAAACAGTTGTCATGTGGAGAAGTGACAGAGGGGATACAGAAGAACTGTATCGTAGTTTTTTACCCAACATCAAAAACTTTGTTACTATAGATGAGACAGACTTCAGTGGAAATATCCACGGTATGAAGTATCACTTTATTCAGACATTAAAGAATCCACTTGCTGAAATGATTGGTACAGAGAAGACAATTGACTTTGGATATTGGGGTAGGATGAAACACGGTAATGATAGAGAAAAGACAATCAGACAAATCTATCGTTCAGAACTATCAACTGTGATGGTTGGTGGGTTTCCATCTGGTGTAAAGAGACAGTCTGCTTGGATTAAGGATTGGAAAGAATTATATCCACTATTAGAACCAGCAAGATGCACTCTTTGTTTTAACTGGATTGACCAGACGGCAACAACTAGTCGGTATCCAGAAGCACTTTCAATTGGTATGATTCCGTTTGTTTGGCAAAACTATGATAGTAATAGCACATACAATATTGACCCATGGCAAAGAGTTAATTCACCAGAGGAATTTATTGACAAAGCAATTCAGTTGAGAGATGAAAGTTGTTTTGAGAACAAACTAAAAGAGTATCGTGATAACTATTCTAAAGTGCTTTTATCACAGGATGAATACTACAAACTTTTTTCAGAAAAAATGAATTTTGTACTTGACTTGTTATGATAACGATGTTATAGTGTATGTAAGATAAACGTAAATCAAGTGAGGAGTTTTTTATTATGTCGTATCCGTTTGGAGAAGTGAAGATTATGGATGCTGGTGACCTTGTTCCAGAAGCATTCATGTACAAGTTTACTCATAAACCAACAAATCGGTGGTATATTGGTATGCATGGTTTGAAATCAAATGAATCTGCATTTGATGGTGTTTACTGGAATTCATCTACTGATGGAAGTTTTCAAGAATTACTTGAAACAAAACCACAAGAATTTCTATATGAGATTACTGATGTCGGTTCTATGAAAGAAATGTTTAAGTTAGAAAACGAAACTCTAACTAAACTTAATGCTCAAAATGACCCATTGTCATGGAACAAGTGGAATGGTTTTGTGTATCAAACTGAAGAACTTCCACGACTTGATTTAATTGATAAACTTGCTACTGATGCATACAATCCAGATTCAGAATTAGAACGAGTTCTTGTAAAAGTAGCTGAAATCTATGAAGGACTTATTCGACTTCAAGTTCGTTTCAATACCGATGTTTCTACTAAGAAGATTGGTGAATACAGGAATGAAATGAATTCAAATAACTCAACTAAAGGATTTACTATTACGATTGTTCGCCGTGATGGACAAAAAGTTTTGGTTGGTGGTAATCACACTCTAGAAGCAGCAAAGAGTTCTCGTTGTCAAAATATTGAAGTTGTTTATGTTGATGAAGATTTGACTATGGAAGAAATGCACGCCTTTGGTAATGCATTAAACCGCAAAATTGAAATCGAAAGAATGACAACCTCAATTGAAGATTGTGCTGGTGACCTTATTGATATGTATCTTGCTGGTAAAATTAAAGACAAGACTTTCAAGACAAAGTATTGTACAGATTATATCAAGATTACTGGTGGTTTCAAGGGTAATGATATTTCTAAGGTTAGAAGGTTTGCAGTTGATACTATCAAAGAACAAGACTCTTGGCAGAAAGGTAAGAAGTGGATTTCATGGTCTGAGCCTAAAAAGAACCATCCTAGAAATATTGAAAAGGCGCAAAAGGCAAGTGCTCAAACGACTGACTCAACCTTGTGTGTCCATCAGTCTTCAATGTTTAGGTCTGACCGTATTCAAGAACAATGGTGCAAAGATTCTGATGCTCGTCAAGAAGCAGGACTTGAACCTCGCCCAAACATTAAAGTATTGATGCACTATGCAGATATGTCAAAAATGACAGAGTATGTAAAGAGTGAAGTGGTAAAGATACATACCAGAATTCTTACATCATTTTTGAAAGGTGAAGGTGTCAAAGACCCAGAAATCATTTTTGAGGATTTGCCTAAATGGGAAGACAAGATTAGTTAATGATTGACACAATCTACATTCCAACACTAGGAAGGAGTCATAATCAGATTACGTTTGATAATATGACTCCTTCAGTCCAGCATATTACCAAACTGGTAGTGCAACCAAAAGAACAGCATTTGTATTCTAAATATCCAACTGTTGTTCTTCCAGATAATGATATCGGAATCACTGCAACTCGTAAGTGGATTTGGGAGCATGGTCAACAATCTAGATACTTTGTGATAGATGATGATGTAAAATGTGCTGTACGAAAGCCATGGCACAATGGTGATAAGACAAAAGCAATTATGACAACAAAAGATTGGGATATTTGTTTGTCTACCACAAACAATTGGATGGACAATGGAATATCTTGGGGTGGTTTTAGAACTGGTGGATTACCGCCTGCTGGAAGAGAATACATAGATAATACTGGAACAGCAGAAGTATTCTTTTTTGATGGAACACAACTACCAAGTGCAGATGAATTAGATTGGGAGTTGTCAACTGCTGAAGACATATCACTATCACTACAACTGTTATCTAAGGGTTATAGAAACAGGGTGTGGGATAGGTTTGTCTACCTATCAGATTTTATTGGCACTGAAGGTGGATGCCTAAATATGGGTAGAGACTTGAAAATGATAAATGATAATCATGCAAGACTAATTCAGAAGTTTCCAGATTATGTGTCTTATAATGGACATAAAGAAATGATGGGTGGCACTTTTAACAAAATCAAAATCCAATATAAGAAAGCATATCTATCGTCACAAATAAATTCTTTAGAGGAATTTATGTCTTGACAATGGGTATCTTATTTGATATTATACAGGACAATATAAAAGGAAAATATAATGACTGTAGATTTAATTAAGTATGCTGATTTTGTAGATGAAGTAACAAGTCAAGCATCTAAAGATGCTGATTACTTTGTCGAATCATGTGAAATTATTGAAGAACAAGGTGTATCACCAGAACGTATTCTTACTGCTGCAATTGGTATTAGTGCAGAAGGTGGTGAGTTTGCAGAGATTGTGAAAAAGTGTATGTTCCAAGGAAAACCTATGGATGAAGATGCACAATATCACATGAAACGTGAACTTGGTGATATTATGTGGTATGTTGCACAAGCTTGTATCGCACTAGATATTACTATGGATGATGTGATTGAAACAAATATCGAAAAGTTGGAGTCAAGATACCCAGGCGGTTTTGATGCGTATCTATCCAACAATCGAAAGGAAGGTGATATATAACTATGGAATTTTTGAAAAATATTGCGAAGACGGCAGGTAATGAATATGCCGCACTCGTATCTGAAGGTGTAGAAGCAGGAGATGTTGATTCATTTATCGACACTGGTTCTTACATCTTTAATGCGTTATTGAGTGGGTCAATCTATGGTGGATTGCCTGCAAACAAGATTACTGCTGTTGCTGGTGAAAGTGCAACAGGTAAAACATTTTTTGTAATGGGAATGGTGAAGTCGTTTTTGGATGCAAATCCAAATGCTGGTGTTTTGTACTTTGAATCAGAAAGTGCAATCACTAAACAAATGGTTATTGACAGAGGTATTGACCCCAACAGAATGGTTATCCTACCTGTCACAACTGTGCAAGAATTTAGAACACAAGCAATTCGTGTACTGGATGATTACCTAAAACAAGATGAAGCAGATAGACAACCTATCATGTTGTGTCTTGATTCACTTGGTATGTTGTCTACTACAAAAGAAGTAGATGATACTGCCGATGGTAAAGAAACCAGAGACATGACACGAGCACAAGTTCTAAAAGCTGCATTCAGAGTACTCACTTTGAAACTTGGTAAATCAAAAGTACCAATGATTGTTACTAATCACACATATGACGTTGTGGGTTCTATGTTCCCAACAAAAGAAATGGGTGGTGGTTCTGGTCTTAAATATGCTGCCTCGTCTATCGTTTATCTCTCAAAGAAGAAAGAGAAGGACGGTACAGAAGTTGTAGGTAATATCATTCACTGTAAAAATCAGAAGTCACGTTTAACTATTGAAAACAAGATGGTTGATGTTCGTCTGATGTATGAACGTGGTCTTGATAGGTATTATGGTTTGTTAGAACTTGCACTCAAATACGGTATCTTTAAATCAGTATCCACTCGTATTGAACTACCAGATGGTACAAAAACATTTGGTAAGACAATTAATAATGACCCAGAAAAGTTTTTTACTGAGGAAGTCATGAAACAACTTGACGAAGTTGCTCAGAAAGAATTTAAGTATGGTAATCAAGAAGTGGAAAATGACAATGAAGAAGATGCCTGACTTCATTGAAGTATATGACAATGCTCTAACATCAAAGGACTGTAAAAATGTTATCAAGGATTTTGAAAGTAATCCAGATAGACATGATGCCAGAACTCATGTAAAAGAAAGAGAATGCACTACAGTTTACAGAGCATTTAATAATACTCAAGACCAAAAAACAAACGAAATAGTATTGGGTGGACTGAAAAAACCAATAGACGATTATGTGAGAACGCATAGTCGTTTAATAAATGATGTCGCACCCATGATGCCATTTTTTGGTTACAATGTTCAAAAATATACACCAGGCGAAGCATATCATAAGTCACACTGTGAAAACGATGGTGTGACGTTTCAACGTATTTTAGCATGGATGTTTTACCTAAACACGGTTGAGGATGAGGGTGGTACATACTTTGAACAGTATGATAAAACAGTGAATGCAACTAGAGGAAGGTGTGTTGTTTGGCCTGCATATTGGACACACTTTCATAATGGGATTGCTAGTAAAACAGAAACAAAATATATAATAACTGGTTGGATGGTGTTCAGACATTTGATGGAGAATAATAATGCAGTTTGAAAGTTTGAATGAAAACTATATTCGCACATATGATGATATCATAACAAAAGAGTTATGTGATGAACTTATTTCAGAATTTGAAAGAAACGAAGCCCAGTTTGATAAACAAGTGTTAAAAGACCATCGTTCTTTTACACAGATTGCTTTACAACAACATCCAAACTGGCAACCTTATGCAGATGAACTGCAAGGTGTTTTTAATAAATGTGTTTGGAGATATATGCAAGATTGTGAAGTAACAGATAAGATGTTTCCACCACAATATGCATATGAAATGTATCGTATGAAAAGATACGAACCAAATGGTGTTGATGAATTTCATGACCATGTAGATGTTGGCAATCATGAATCTGCAAAACGGTTCTTGGTATTTTTCTTATATCTTAATGAACCACAGGGCGGTGAAACAGATTTCCCCCAAAGAGGCATTTCTGTGACACCAAAAGCTGGTCGGTTGTTGATGTTCCCACCAATGTGGACACATCTTCATGCTGGTCGAAAAGTAACAGGTAACGAGTCCAAATACATAGTTGGCAGTTACCTTCATTATGTTTAGGAGTAAATTATGAAACAAGGTACAATTGTATCACTGGTAACACTTTCAGGCGAGTTTCTTGGGAAGTGGGTCAAAGAAGAAAACGGAAATATTACACTTAGTAATCCTCGTATGTTGGTAAATACACCAGATGGTAAGATAGGATTTGCAAGAGGTGTCTGTATGACAGGTACAGAAAACACAAAAGAAGCAATGTTCTATGCTGGTGGAGTTGTTCTCGCAACACAAACAAATCCAGAGTTTAGTGCTGCATACACAGAGGCAACGACAGGTATTACAGTTCCAACAGGTAAGGTTATTATCTAATGAAGGACATGGGTGAATATTTCAAGTATGTCGAAAACAAAGACCAAAAATGGACAGGTATTGGTCTAACTAAAAAAGCAGGAAAGTATGAGGGTGTTGTCTATCGTTATGGTAAGGTCAACATTGTTGAAGATAAAGAAAATGATAAAGCCACTTTACAATTTGAGTGGGATATGTTAGATTCTAATGACTTACCAAAAGACTTTTTTGGTGATGATTTTTTTGAACTTGCTGGTAATATCTTACACCACATTATGGATGAACAATTAAACGAGGGTGCATTACAATATGTCGATACAGACAATAGAGAGAACAACACTAACTAATCTGATTTGGGATGAGGATTATGCTAGAAAGGTAATCCCATTTATCAAACCAGAATATTACGCAGATAGAAATGAACGTGTAATCTTTGAGGAGATTACAAAGTTTACGGAAAAGTATAATGCAATTCCAACACAGGAAGCTCTCACTATTGAACTTGATAATCGTAAGGATATCAATGATGATGATTATAAAAAGATTGTTGATATTATTACTTCACTGGAAAAAACAGATGTTGACACACAATGGTTACTCGACACCACAGAAAAGTTCTGCAAGGATAAAGCAATCTATAATGCAGTACTTGAAGGAATAGGAATTATTGATGGAAAGGATAAGGAACGAACACCAGAAGCAATCCCATCCATTCTATCAGAAGCACTCGCAGTATCATTTGACAGTCATGTTGGTCATGACTATGTTGAAGATGGTGCTGAACGATTTGACTTCTATCACAAAAAAGAGGAAAAGGTTAAGTTTGACCTAGACTACTTTAACAAGATTACAAAAGGTGGATTACCACAAAAGACATTGAACATTGCACTTGCTGGAACTGGTGTTGGTAAGTCGTTGTTCATGTGTCACGTTGCCGCATCTACACTTATGCAAGGTAAGAATGTTCTATACATCACTTTAGAGATGGCAGAGGAACGTATTGCAGAACGTATTGATGCAAACTTAATGAATATAACTATGGATGACTTGCACACACTTCCAAAGAAGATGTTTGAAACACAGTTATCCAAAATACAGAAAAAGACAAACGGAAAGTTAATTATCAAAGAATATCCAACTGCATCTGCTCATGTTGGACATTTCAGAAGTCTTATTAAGGAACTCGCATTGAAGCGTAGTTTCAAACCAGACATTATTTTTATTGATTATCTAAATATATGTGCATCTTCAAGATTCAAAGGAAATGCAAATGTAGGTTCTTACTTCTATATTAAGGCAATTGCAGAAGAATTAAGAGGACTTGCAGTAGAAACGAATGTACCGATTATGTCTGCAACCCAGACAACTAGAACTGGTTATACATCGACAGATATCGGACTTGAAGACACTTCAGAAAGTTTTGGTTTGCCTGCAACGGCAGACTTAATGTTTGCACTCATTTCGACAGAGGAACTAGAAGACCTTAATCAGATTGTAGTCAAACAATTGAAGAACCGATACAATGACCCTACTATGAATAAGAGATTTGTATTGGGAATAGACAGAGCAAAGATGCGTCTGTATGATTGTGAACAAGAAGCACAGGAAGATTTAGTTGATAGTGGACAAGATGAAAATGTATTCGATAACACACCGTTTGCTGGAAAGAGCAAAGGATATGAGAAATTCTCTGACCTCAAGGTATAAAAAGAAGGAACAAATAAAGTACTTCACCGATATAAACCTTGAGACAAAACTATGGGAAGTTGTTGAACTTCCATCACAAAGAATTGTGAAAGCTTGCGAATTTGAAGAAGATGCAACAAGGGTTTGTTACCATCTAAACAAACATAAACCATTTGGTGAATACCCATTGCCTAATTTTTTAACAATGAGGGGTTGACTTTTTCCCCAAATCACTTACAATATAAATAGAAGTATAGTTTATATGGAGTATTTGGAGAATGAAATCGTTTAATCAGTTATACGAAGTCGTAGAAAAACTACCACAAGAAAAACAACTTAACATTGACTCTTTAGTAAGTGCTGAGGGTTCGCCAGTTCCAACTCAGATGTATGAGGCTGCTGGAACATTGGTTGCGTTGCATGGTTTAAAATTAAGTAAATCTAATTTAGATGCAACTATGGGTCATCCAGAGTTTAGTCCTGTTGCAAAAAAATGGATTGAGGAATTTTTAAAAGTACACTCTAATAAAGAGGCACTTGATGCACTATTAAATTGGGCTGCACTGACTGGTAGTGGGGTCAATAAAATTGAAAATAAGACATTCAAAGATTTTATTCATAAAAATATTAATGAATATTATGATGTTGCTCCAGCATCATTTCAAGTTCCAACAGCAGAAAAACCAAATACAGCAGATATGATTTGTATAAAAACTGGTACAAGACAGTTAGTAATTAATACAGTCAAAGAAATATCTAGATTACCAGAAAACAAACAATCCACAAGAGTAAACACTGACGAAAAAGGTCTAGTTACCTTGATGAATGATAAGGGAAAAGAAGTAGTCTCTTATTATCAAGTATCATTGAAAAAAGGATTTGAAAAAGCAAGAGTTGGTAGAGTCACAACTTTTGTTAATAAAAATTATGCCAGTGGTGCAAGTTTAGGAGATATTGCACAAGCTGCTGATTTTGCCGCAGGATTACAAACAGAAGGAATTTTCTCTGATGTTATAGACAAATTTAAAGACATTGTATCCAGTGGATTCAAAAATTTTGTTGGTTGGGTAAAAAAGACATATCTAAAATTATCACAAGTAATAGCAGGTGTTGCAGTCAAACTTTCTAATAGAATTATAAAAAAGAACCGTGGAATAAAAGCTATAAACAATATTATTCAAGATACAAATTTAAGTGAATCTAATTTACCAAGATTTATTGAAGAAAAGAAAAGTCAAGATATCGAAGTCACACAAAAATTAGTTACGCAATTTAAAGTTATAGAGAAAGAGTTTATACAAAAAGATGCAATTAATAAACTTCATAATGAAAATGTTGCGTTGATTGACAAATTAAATAAAGAGTTTACATCGCCTGGACGTACAGTTCCACCAATAGTAATGTTACCAAATACAAATGCTGGTATTTTGGAAATGAATGAAATAAAGAGTGGAGTTGATAAAGTCATAAAAAGTAAGGTTGGAGATATCATATCAAAATCTGATATTTACCTTGCATTAAAGGTTGGGATGAATTACTCTGCAAATGTTGCTATATTTTCAATATTGAAAAGTATAGAAAAGAACATAGACAAATATGAAAATTTAAGTCAAGCATTATTTTCATTTTCAGCAGAGTTTGAATCTGAAGCTAAATTTGGTAATACTTCATTACCTCTCGTTATTGCATATGGTGGAGATAAAGGTAAGGCTGTTGTTTTGGGCACAAGAGATGATTATAAGAGAGACAAGACAGATGAGTTAACTCAAACAGGTAGAGATTATAATGATTTTCCTGTTGCAGTTATAAGTGTAAGAAAAGCAACGTCAAAAAGTGATACAACAAAACAATTATATAATGTCATTCATTTGAAAACTGTTACAGACTTTAAGGATGTCGGTGGAAAACCAGAACCCATTTATCTAATGTTTGAACTCATTGCTGACCAAAGTAGGTCATTTACGTTGAAGATAGAAGGAAACAAATATCAAGATAAAAGTAAGGCGTTAATGTGATGATTAGTTTGATGGAAAACAAGGCTGGAAAAAACCTACACCTTGAACATATTGAAGATGAGATACTTAACTTTGGTGTGCCTGGTGGTCGTGCTGCAATCAACTTCATGCGTTCACTGAGAGATATGTTCTCTGGTACAAGTCGCAGTTCAGTTAATATGACTGTGAAGTGGGATGGTGCGCCTGCGATATTTGCTGGTATTGACCCAGAGGATAATAAGTTTTTCGTTGCAAAGAAATCTGTGTTTAACGTAGAACCGAAACTCTACAAGACGGAGGCAGAAATAGATGATGATTTATCTGGAGCACTTAATTCTAAATTTAAAATTGCACTTGCAGAATTTTCTAAGTTGGGTATTACAGGGGTACTGCAAGGTGACCTCATGTTTACAGACGATGTTGAAAAGACAACCATTGACGGCACAAAGTATTATACTTTTCAACCTAATACTATTGTATATGCTGTTCCAACAGATAGTGACCTTGGTAAAGTAATCAACAGTGCAAAGGTTGGTGTCGTGTGGCACACAACATACACTGGTTCTGCACTGCAAGATATGAAAGCATCATTCGGTGCAAATATTAGTAAATTGAAAAAGACATCCACAGTATGGATGGATGACGCAACATATAAAGATGCGTCTGGTACTGCAACATTTACATCTGCTGAAAATGCAGAAGTAACTGGTCATTTGTCAAATGCTGGTAAATCATTTCATCAAATCAACTCTGCAAAACTATCCAAGTTCCTTAGATTACAGAATTCACTAACAGGTAAACTTGCCGGTGCATCACTCAAGACATACAACAACTCAAAGGTTCGTAAGGGTGAAGCAGTCAAGAACCCAAAACAACACGCAGCAGGATATATCACTTGGGTTGAAAATCACTTTGCAAAAGAGGTTGATAATGTAAAAACTGAGAAAAGTAAAGATGTTCTAAGAACAAAAGGTAGAGAATACGCAAGGGAATTTAAGAAAGACTTAACAAACTTAGAGGCAGCTATTGCGTTCCAATCGCATTTGGTCAATGCAAAGATGGGAATTGTAAAAAAACTAAATAGTGTAAAGGGTTTAACTGATACTTTTATTAAGACTAGTAATGGATTTAAGGTGACTAATCCAGAGGGGTATGTTGCAATTGACAGAGTATCAGGCGATGCAGTAAAACTTGTTGATAGAATGGAATTTAGTTTCAATAACTTTACTGCAATAAAGGCATGGGATAAATGAGAACTTTTAAAGAATTATTTCAAGACGAAGTGGATGAAAAAGCCACACCTGCTCAAATTATGCAAAATCGCAGAAAAATGAGTAGACGCATGAAAATCCTCGCAAAAAAATCATCGACTAAGATGAAAAAGAAAAGAGCAAGGATAAGACGCCGTAACCCAGATGCATTGCAGGCGATTGCAAAACGTCAAGCAAAACAGATGGTAATTAAACGTAGTTTAGGCCCAGATGTCAACTACAAAGAACTCCCCATGCAAAAACGTATTCAGATTGACCAGAAGATTGTTGCCAAGAAACGTAAAGTGATTGACAAGATATCACAGAAGATTCTTAGGAAACTAAAAGCTGGTGAGGGTGAACGAATTAAACAAAATAAAGCAGCACAGGCAGGAGATTGATATGAAAACTTTTCTAGAAGCAAGAGGTGACACTGCTGTATTTACGTTTGGTCGTTTCAATCCACCCACAACTGGTCACGAAAAACTTATAGATGCACTTGGTAGAGAACAGGGTAAGAACCCAGGCTCTCTTATGTATGTATATCCATCTCATTCTCAAAATGCAAAGAAAGACCCCCTTCCACACAATAGGAAAGTTGCATATATGAAAAAGATGTTTCCAAAGTATAAGAGAGACATCAAAGTAAGTAGGTCAAGAAATATATTTGATATTGCAGTTGAACTTTATAATAAAGGACACAAAGCAATTGTGATGGTTGTTGGTTCTGACAGGGTAAATGAATTTTCAGACTTACTTAACAACTATAATGGTGAAGAAGGTAGACACGGTTTTTATGGATTTGATGATATTAAAGTAGTATCTGCTGGAGAACGTGACCCAGATTCAGAGGGTGTAACAGGAATGTCTGCATCCAAAATGCGTGCTGCTGCACAAGCAAATGATTTTGACCAGTTTAAACTTGGTCTTCCCAAGGGATTTACAGATGGGCCAAAATTATTTAATGATGTTCGTAAATTTATGGGTATCAATGAAGAGTATAATCTTACACTAGAAGAACTGAATCGTGACCTTTATATTCGTGGGGAGATTTGGAATGTCGGTGATGTTGTGAAAACAACTGACGGTGATGAAGGTACAATTATTCGCAAAGGTACAAACTATGTTGTGTTTGAAGACTTGAGAAGAGTGTGGTTACACAACCTTGAAGAAGTCAAACAGGACAAAGACATTAAGGACAGAGAGGGTACACAACCAGCAAAGTATTATGCAAAAGATGCTGATGGTGACGAAATGTCAACTGCAACAAAGAAAGCTCGTGCAAGACATTTTGAAAAAGGAAAGAAGGGGCCTGCGCCTGGAGATGCAGATGCAGACACCAAACCATCAAAACACACCAAGAAGTTCAAACAGATGTATGGTGAAGGTAAGATGAAAGACATTACTATGGATGCAGAGTTAATGAAACTCTACACCAAAGCAATGAAAACTATGCCTGGTTCGCCTGCACAGAAAAAGATTATTGACCAAATCAATAAACGTAGAAAAGAACTTGGAATGAAAGAGGGGTATGTCAGTGAAGCAAAGGGTGACTTAAATGATTTGAAAGCAATGGTCAAAGAATTACAAGGTGCAGTTAAAACACACAAAGGACAATCGGAAAGAGTTGCTGCTCATATTGCGATAATGGACAAAGCTGGTGCAGAAGGGCCAGAGGGTCAAGGTGGCAAAAAGGATTTGCAAAATATTGTTAAAGAATTAGAAAAAGCATCAAAGTCACATGAAAGACAGTCAATTAGTGTGCAAAAACATATTGACTTTATGGTGTCTATGGAAGAAGTTATCCTAGAAAGAAAACTTACTGATGCAGAAAAAGACAAGTTAAAGAAATACGAAAAAGATATTGATATAAAAGATTTCATTGACAGATATGGTGAAGAAGAAGGTAAGTCAATCTACTATGCAACTTTAACCAAAATGGCAAAGAACGAAGGTCTTATAGATGAAAGTCTCTGGGCAAACATCCATAAGAAAAGACAGAGAATTAAACAAGGTTCTGGTGAGAAAATGAGAAAGGTTGGTGACAAAGGCGCACCAACACGAGCACAAATGAAACGTGCAAAGGGTGAACAAACTTTAAACTGTGGTTGTGGAAAAGAACCATGTGAAACTTATGGTAACATAAAATCACAATCTGACATTGAACAAATTGATGAGAAGATTGCTGGATTGGTTAAGAAAGCAGAAAAGTCTGGTATGCCTTATAGTATTCTTAAAAAGGTTTATGATAGGGGAATGGCTGCATACAAAACTGGACACAGGCCAGGTGCAACTCCTCAACAGTGGGCATTTGCAAGAGTGAACTCATTTACCACAAAGAGTAAAGGAACTTGGGGTAAAGCAGATGCAGACCTTGCTAAAAAAGTTAGAGGTGAAGATGCAGAGGTTGATGAAAAGACATATCTTAGAAAACATTCTAAACTAAAGAACCTCAAAGTTCCAGTGAAGAGAAGGTCTGGTAGAATTATAAAATCATCTTACGAAATTGGTAAGGACTATGGTGACCATACTCGTAAAGTAACGCCTGGGCAACAGGTAACTAAAGAGTCTTTAGAACAATGGTATCTTGATGAGAATGTAAGAGATAAATATGAAGAAAGATATGGTGATGAGTGGTTAAGTAAATTAACTAAAACTTATCATACAATGTTGGAAAAAATTGAACCATGTTGTGAAGATTGTTCTGAACATTTTGACCATATAGTTGAAGATGCTGAATATCAAGGTAGAAAAGTAAAATTAAATGACCCCATTCGCACAAGTGAAAACCCAAACAAAAAGTTTAAGGTTTATGTAAAAAACGAAAAGGGTAAAGTTGTAGTCGTTAGATTTGGTGACCCAAATATGTCAATCAATCGTGATGACCCAGAAAGAAGAAAGTCATTTCGTGCAAGACACAACTGTGAAGACCCTGGCCCTAAAACAAAGGCAAGATACTGGTCTTGTTTCCAGTGGCGTGCCGGTGCAAAAGTAGATAACTAAGGAAGAAAAAATGAGATACGCAAAAACAATGAGTGATGCTCTTAGAGAAGTTTGGGGTCTTACTGAACAAATGAAACCAGAAGATTCTTTGAAGAACTGGAAAAATGATGATGCAAAGGGATATGCAGAAAAACTTATTGAGGAATATGGTCAACCAGACGAAGTAACTGAAACCATGATAAAGTGGAATAAACTTGGTTCATTTGGTGAAGGAGAAATGGAAACTTATGTCCTTGATGAAAGTATTCCACACGATTTTCCTGCTCCACATAGAGATTATGTGTACACAACTATGAACATAAAAGTTGATAGTGATATGTTGGATACACTTGGTCACGTTACTGGTAGTATTATCTATGATGGACTGAAAGAAACTGTTACTGCAAGATGTGGTAGTTTGTATGCAAATGCCGCCACTATGGGATTTGTGAAAGATATGGTTGATGGTAAAGTTCCAGTAGAGGACGATGCCGCAAAGAAAGAATATGCAGATAGAATACAAAAAGACCCACTACCAAAATTCTATGACAATAGAATGAATGAAGGTGTTGAATATATGTGTGGTCATTATCTTGATGAAGCATTCTCTAAAAAAGAAATCAAGATGGCAATTGGTGTTGCATCAGATAAAAGATATGCTGGTGGTAACATGACAGGTGCAGTTAAGGCAATCGAAAAGATTAAAAAGGGATTGTCTGACCATCCACAAGTTTCTGCTGTTCTAAAAAGACAGAATGAGGACATTGAAGAAGAACTTGGTGAAGGTAAAATGAAAGAACTTGCAATGAAGATTGCAGATGTTTATACTAAGATGAAAAAAGATAAACAGATGAAACCATTTGCAGACAAGTTCAAAGCTGATGTAAAGACTTCACTGAATATCAAAAAGTCATTAGAAAAGGTATTACCAGACTATATTGCTGGTAAAGAAATTTCTAAGTTGATGTCAGAAGAAGTTGAACTTGATGAAAGAAAGTTTGAAGCTGGTAAGTCTGCGTCTGGTTACGATATATTCCATAAAGACTTTTCATCTGCAATGCAACACGCAACTGCTTTTGCAAAATCTAAAGGACAACCAATCAAGAAAGATGAGATTGATAACAAAGTTGCAACAGGCCCAAGGAAACCTTCAAAGGGCAAAGAAAACTCATACACTCTTGAAACTGAAAAAGGTAAGATGTGGTCTGT